AGAATTACCATAGTAGCAATAAATATCGACATCCGAATCCAAGTTATCATTTACTCTAACCCAACAATAGGCCACTCTATTGGGTGCTGTTCCTTCAACTTTTTCTACCCAAAAGTCGAGATAGGTAACACCATCATTGTCGGTAAAGCGTATGTCGCCAGATTCGTTGGTATCGGACGGAAAGTTTTCGGCATGGCCCTCAACATGGAAATCGCATCCCGTGGCCCCGGAGCTTTCACCAACTTTCAAGAGAACTTGATATTCTGTTCCAGCTCCTGGAGAACCAGAAATCGTTACTTGCTTTCTATAATTAAACTCGTCCGCCGGAGCGGCGAATGTGATTAAATCATTAAACAATGAATAGTAAGTGGCTTTAAGCCAAGCGTCTGATCTGGCTGTGTTAGAGATTCTAACCTCATCTATTAGACCGTCAAAGAAACGGCTGGGTGATCCGTCTTGATAAGGACTAGCTCCGATCATAAAACTGAAGTTATTAACATTAATCGAATGAGATCCAATATTAAAACTAAGCTTTTCCACCCCATCCAAAAAAGTTTTCATATAAGTGCCATCATAACATCCTACAAAATGATGCCACACACTATCAGTAATAGTTAGAGGTCCGTTGCAACTATACCACGTTGACCCGTCTCTAATTGCAAAACTGCCTTTATAAGAAGCATCTGAATGATCAAAGTTCAGCTGGTAATCACACTTCCCGCAGGGTTGTATGATAACGCCTGATTGAGGATCGTCAGACTTTAGTACAATCTCTAATGTAATATACGACGATATATCTAAACTATCGGCGTCGGCCACTTCTATATAATCATCACTTCCATCGAAATTTAGAGCTTTACTAACTTTACCGTCTACTAAGTCATCTGAGGTCATACTTCCGTGCGGCGTGCCATCGTTATTATTTCCCGTACTATCTTTGATACATCCAGATCCGCCAGTAGGGTCTTGTGACAGGTGCCAGACACCTACAAAATTGTCATCCCAAACGTTTGCAGCGACTGAATCTCCCGGGTCGCCGATATAATCTGTATTGTCCTCCACAGAGCTATCATAGTATAAGTAAAAAACAGTGTCTTCAGACGATGAGATAACCCAATCAGATTTTGAGAAGTGTAGTACGGCCTCTTTGGCAACACTGTCCCATTTCTCAACCTCAACGTATAGCTGAGTTGACCCGTCAGCCTTTGTAATTGCTATTTTCTTATACGATGAACCAATCTCGTTAAAGACGTCTTCGTTATCTAGAAATAGGGTCACTGGGAAGTGAGTAAGGTCAGCGTCTATCTTTGTATGGTCTACGCTAAACTCTAGCCGATTCGCCCACTCTTCAACCGGAGGGGCAGTGGTAGTAGTGCTGGTCGTAACGGTCGTAGTACTGGTACTTGTAGTAGTTGTAGTAGTGGTGGTGCTTGTACTAGTAGTAGTCGTAGTAGTGGTAGTCGTACTTGTGGTAGTAGTCGTACTTGTGGTAGTGGTCGTGGTAGTAGTCGTTGTACTTGTAGTCGTTGTTGTCGTAGTAGTAGTAGTTGTCGTAGTAGTAGTTGTCGTAGTAGTAGTTGTCGTATGTGCAGGCATTTCCCACCTTAACGATTTGAACCTCACATCAGCCTTACCAACTTCAGACGTTGTGTACCGCACACATATCTCATCTTGATCAAATCGCACTAAACTCAATAACTGCACCATTAAATAGGGCACCTCATCCGATGAGGCGTCCTTCCCAACCGGTTCATACAAAACTAAATCGTTGCCGGCGACTTCTATTACCTCTACACACTTAAAAGTCCCGTCCGGCCAAAAAATTATAAGCTTTCTTCCGATATTTGTATCTAGCCAATAATCTTTAAAGCCTGAAGCATCATCTACAGTTAATCGTTTATCACTAGCTGAAAACGGACTCACTATCTGCACATCAAAACTCTGCGAGGGAAGCCAAAACGCTCCCAGTCTGCCAGCCATCGCATCGAAAAAATCCAAAAAATCCCTAGCATCACTTTTAGACAAAAAGGTAAAATTTCCCCCATAACCGAGTCTGCTTTCAGAGTACAGACTATAAGCATACTGCTCTCCAAAAAACTCGGTCAAACTATAGGGATGCAAAACAATCTGCTCTACTTCCCCACCTTCTGGCTCAATATCCATCACTCTATATGAGTCATACTCCAAAAACCTAGATGGTACTGAACCAACATAACGGGTTATGGAAGTATCCAGCACCTCGTCGAACCTGATAGAGCCCAGTACGACACTTGGTGTATTGACTTTCCTGGACACAGAAGGCTTTGCTCTGGCTTTAAGTATAGGATAGACCATGCACCCTTCTGGCCACGAATAAGACAAATTCTCAGAAAGAGTTAACGTATTTGAAGAAGTGTTTGCAATTTTTTTCACCTCGTAAGACCGATAGTTTTGAAGGAGAACACATAAAGCGCCTACTTCAAACTCTCTATCATTCGTAGATTCAACATTTAAAATATTCTGGCCGGCAGAAGCTTGTGAGGTAAGGTACGTGCCATCTGTCCAGATTGGCACCCCCACAACTTGATGCAAATGTTTAAATAGCAACCTTTTTACATAAACACTCTCTTCCCTATCCAATGACGATAGTTCAAACTCTAAACTCCTGCGTGGGACTGTAAACAGCTTCGACCTTATCTCGAAGCCCGTAACTCCCCCCTGAATGCTAGTTCTCCAACGTCGGTAGTAACTAACACCCTTACTCCAATCCGGCTCTAATAAAAGAAAATAATCTACACTGATACTCAAATAAGCATCCTCCTAATCGTTTCGGCCCTACTGCTTATCACATTGAGTATAGCATTTTGCCCAGCCGCAGAAGCTAAATACTGATCTAGCTGACTAGGATCTACCACATTAATAATATTCAAACTAGCCCCTTCCTCTTGACCTCCCGATCCCAACGATCTTTTTGACACTGCACCACCGCCGGCAAACGCAGGCTGGCGTGGAGTAGTGACCCGCAGCCTCGGAAGCGACATGTCCTCTATCTTTATAAGCCTTCTATTCAGCGCTTCCATAAACTGCACACCGTAGGCCCGCACCGCCTCCGGCCTCATCACATACTCCTCATCTGACAGTCTTGCTATAATCTTGTCCCTCCCCTTCTTGCCCCTAACCAGACCACCTTCAGCGAACCCTCTTAGAGTCTGAGCCGTTATCATCGCAACCCTTGCCATGGCCTGAGCGTAAATTAGCGTTGACATTGGAATGCCAAAAATTCCAGTCTGTCCCATCGCCTTCGTAGCAGCCAAGTTAGCCTGAATTATAGCTTCGGCCACGGCAGCTGCCTTCTGCAGATAAAAGAATGCCTTCACCTTCTGGGCAGTGGCCTCGTACAAATCCCCGAAGATTCCTCCAATAAGATTAGCAGATGTCCTGTGAATAGCCAGCCTCTTCTGGGCTACTTGCTGCTCCAGCTCCAACTGCCTCTGGCTGTACTGTTGGTCCAGCAACAACTCCATTTCCTTTATCTTCGCCTTATCATTCGTTAGCTTCTTAAACTCTTCAAGTTTCTGCTCATTCTGTACCCTTATCATCTCAAGTTCTAGGGCAGCAGATTCAGCATACTGTTCTGGACCCAGCGTCTCCCGCCTTAATCTCAGAATCTCCAGGTCTGCATTTCTCTCCATTGCCACTCGGTTGGAGTGGTATGTTTCTTCTTCTGTAGACAGCTCCCGAAGAGCATTTTCCATTTCAGCCGTCTTCAACTGGAGCTTCACCCTCAATGCAGGAATTGCCTTTGGATCAACCGCATTCTTGATCTGCTCCTTTATCTGACTTAGCTGCTCATTATAGAAGGCAGTTATTCTTTCCCTCTTTCTTGCGAAGAACTCCTCCTCTGTGATTCCTCCTTCTTCCAACTGCTGCTGCAACTCAGCCAGGTACGCGTCCGTTTCCTGCCTCATCAACTGAAGCATCTGGCTGTTGTACTGCTGCCTTCTCTGGAGATCCTCCTTCAGCATCCGCTCTCTCAGATCAGCCTTCATTTTCTCATACTTCTCAGTTATAGCAGCTTCAAGCTTTGCCTGCGCCTCTGGAGAGGCTCCTGCATATTTCGTCCTAGCCTTTTCCAAAGCCCTCTGCTTCTCCAACTCTATCTTCTCAATAGAGTCTTCCATTATAGAGAGTTTTATTGCCTCTGCTGCAGCAGTTGCCTCTATATCCGCTTTCCTCTGGGCCTCAATCTGAGCTGCCCTCTCATCTAGGGCTGCCACCTCTTCTTTAATTGCCTCAGACGCTTGTCCCCCAACAGCTCGGAAGAAATCGTTAATCTCCTTCAGCTTCTTGTCTACATCTTCAAGCTGCTTCTTAGCAGCCTTGGCCTCCTCAGTCAGCCCACCAAAGCCGAAAAAGGACCTCTGCTTTGCCTTCTCCTCCAACTCATTCTTGAGAGCCACATAGTACACTCTCGCTTTTGCCAACCTGTCTCTCAGTTCATTCAACCGCTCCTGCGGTAACTTCATGAAATCCTTCGGGACCTCGAAATCCTTGAACTCGGAGAACCTGGCCTGCATCCTCTGGCTGGACTCTACCATCCTGCTAGTGGCTTCCTCAGCCTCCTTCATTGCTTTCCGCATGTCCAGAAAGGCCTTCGTAGCTCTTATAATATTAATGACTCCAATGGCAGCGTTAAGCGCTACAAACCCCCTGGCCAGGACATTCGTAGCAACGGCAGTGGAGTTGAGTACTGCTCTTAGTCCCCTCAGTCCAGCTATAAGCCTTGGGATGGCCCCTAATGCACTCGCCCAGGCACCTCCCAATGAGATGAAGACCCTTAACACCAGCCCAACAGAGGTAAACAAAGCCCCAAACGCGAGCAGCAAACCCCCAAGACCACCAACCAAAGACCCAACTAGCCCAACCAGTGATTGATGGGTCTCTGCTGCTTGTGCCAAAGCCGTAGTAAGCGCCGTTACCTTATCAACTAACTCAGTTAATGGCTCCAGCAGTGGCCTTCCGACCACCTCCAACAGTCCCTCTGCAGCAGACTTCAGTCTTATAAGAGCACCAATCAGGTTATCTTCCATAGTCTGGGCCATCTGCCGGGCACTACCATCCGCCTTCTTATTTGCCTCGGCAAGGCTCTTAACCTGATCGACATACTTTGCTAAAACCAGTGCCCCTGCTGCTCCCTGTCTTCGGAAGATCGTAACGGCATCTGCAAGAGTAAGGTGAGCATCATGAAGCCTCTGCAGGGTGGTTATCAAGTCAATGTTTCCCTCTGCATCCTTGGCTATCTGCACACCAAGCCTATCTAGAGCGTCCCTAGCCTGCTTTGTTGGATTAGCAAGAGAAGCAAGTATGCCTCTCAGAGTTGTACCAGCCAAGGAAGCCTGAATACCGGCATTGCCCAATACTCCCATAGCAGCAGAAGCATCCTCAAGAGACACCCCAGCCGCTGCAGCGGCAGGAGCAGCAAACTTGAACGCCTCCCCCAACTGCCTGACGCTTGTGTTGGAAGAAGTTGCTGTGTTGGCAAGCACATCCGTAGCATGAGCCAGGTCCTGGACCCTGAGATTAAAGGCCTGGACCACATTCGATGCCAGGTCAGCAGCCTCAGCAAGATCAAGCCCTCCCGCAGCTGCCAAATTCAATGATGGACCTATAGCCTCTATGACCTGCTGTGCGTCAAAACCAGCCTGTCCAAGGAACTTCATGCCCTCCGCAGCTTCAACAGCTGTAAACCTTGTAGTTCTTCCAAGCTCGGCAGCAGTCAACCGCAGAGCATCGAAATTCTCTCGTGCCCCAGAAGTCACGGCCAGCACTCTGCTCATCGCCCTTTCAAACGATGCAGCAGTCTTTACTGGAAGGGCTACTGCGCCTATCAAGGCAGCTCCTGCAGCGGACATCTGGAGACCGACCTTTGTTAATGCCTGCGCTGTCTTTCTTGCAGACTCCAGCTTCTCTTTGAGATTGTCCGCAGCCCTTGCCATTCGGTTAAGGCCACGCTCACCCTCGGCACCGATGCCCTTACCGGCATCCTTGGCCTCCTTGGTCGATGCGGCGACACCGTGGAGTTGCTCACTGACGGATTTTAGCTGTCGTGAGGCGTTGTCTACGGCTTCTATAAGTAGCCTTAACTTTACGTCCATCCTGGCTTCCTTCTTTTTCTAGTAGCTTATACTGCCTCTCCACCCTTCTTGCCATCAGATCCATAAACAGCATCAGCTGTGGAAGAGAATACTCTCGTATCTCTGTAAAGGAGTGGCCGTTGGCAATAAGAAACTCAATGCTTTCAGAAACTACTTTCGATACCGTCAACGGCTCTGATCCAGATCTCCTACGGCCTTCTTTACGACGGGAGACTGTAGAAGCTTCTGAATCAGAGCCGACCATTTTCCCAGCACTCCCTCCGAAAAGTTCTGCTCTGCAACTATCTCCAATATGTCAGGAACTACCTCTGCAGGTATCCTGTCAGGGGGTCTGGATATGCAATAAGGCATGATCTTTAGCAGTGCGGCAAATGCATTTACCGCTAGCTCGGTGGGAGTGCGTCCTCCGTGGGCAGCATCAGACAACACAGTAGCGAACTCTGACACTACCTTCGGAAGTTGTTTTAGAGAAAGAGGCTTCACCACCACCTTACTTCCATCTGGTAGCTCCACCTCTTTCTCAGGAAACAAAATTGATAATTCGTCTACCTTTTCACGCTCTTTCTCACTCATCTCTTCCTCCATTCCATCCATTCTGATACTGAGTCCATTCTCCCAGTATCAGTGGATTATTTAATGGAACGCCCAACTACTACTTACTACTAAGTCGTAGTAGTTGTAGTGGTGGTCGTTGTAGTCGTTGCGAACGTCACGTTAAAATAAGGAGATGTAGAATGGTTGGTAGTATCTGCCAACCCTTCTCCACTGAAGCTCAAGGTGGACCACTCATCAGAAATTAGCGAGAATGCTCCATTCGGCGACAGCTTCACTCTCCAGAATTCCCATGTCTCGTTCGGTCCAGCCGGGTTGTCCGACTCAAACCGCAGAGCATACTCCTTTGTCAGGACAGTGTTCGCAAGCAACACGTTCGTCCCCTGCAGAGTAGCCTTCAGGAACATCTGCAGGTTCTTAACAGAAACCTCATCTAGGTCAAACGTTACAGTGTACCCTGTCTCAATGATGACACTCTTGTCCTTAACCCGCGTTCCTGATCGCGAGCTGTAATGATCCAGTGTCTCCTCTGTCACTTCTACATCAAACTTCGGACAGTTACCAACATCTGTATAATCTCCGGGGTAGGTCGGAGGGGTGTCACCACTCCACTCCCCAATCTTCAGAATACCTCTTCCCAACGTATACAACGTAGTACTTGGACTCTGTGCAGGCATGTTAATTACCTCCTTACCTAAAACTTAGGACATAATTGTCCCAACATCTTCTACATACCTTAGCTCTACGGCTAGGCCAATCCCTGCCACATTTGCTCCAACAGGAGGTCTTAGTACTCTGCTGCTTGAAACCTCCTGTATCACAGCACCGCTCCTCATCTTCGTACCGGTCAAATAGAGCTGTTTCTTTATCTCTACCATGAAATCCATCAACTCCTTGCCAACTGCAGTCTCCGAACTTCCCTTAATAAACGCTTCTATCACTACGCTTACTACCCTTGAGTAGATAGGATAGCCTCCTCTCATCGAGGAGTTTACAACTGTATCTCCAAGCTCAAAGAACTGTATGGCAGGAAGATTTTCTATGCTAGGAGGAGCCTTTGGGTTCCGCGCAGTATACTGCACTCCAGCTACATCAGCCAGTCTTGACCACAACTCCTCTATAATCTTCTCACGCTGCAACACTGCTGACCTCCCTCTCTATCACCTCTACTATGAGATCAACTACCTTCCTCACCACCTCCTCATCCTCAACTATAGGAGTCAGTATCCCACCAGGAGCCTGCCGAGAGAAGATCCCTCCCTCTACCTCAACTGTACGTGGGCCAACTCCAGGATAGAGACCGCGTTCCAGGACCTCAGCATACGGAACGTCGGTAGAAAAAGAGAAACCACCTTCCTCCCGTGTGACGCTCGACCACGATCTGTACAGCTGTCCTGTGTCATACGGAGTCCTTCCTAGAGCAAGTCTCCTCAGAGTCTCCGTCACATCCTGCAGAGCACTCTGTGCAGCTGCTGGGAGGCCCGCTATGAGCTCCCTAAGCCGCTCCATCTGGTCAGCCATCTCTTCACGCACAGAGAAATCAAGAGGCATCAGTCTCCCCCTTCTATAGTAACAGCCACTGCCAGACCAAAAATATCCTGCACATTCTTTACCTTTTGTATAGTGCCATTCTCATCCTTGATTTGGTCTTTGACAGACATGCCATCAGGTGCGTCATCTCCTTGAATAAGATAAAGCTGATCACCTACCTGTATCTCGCCTACCCCAGATCCCACTAGAGCGGACTTCACAGTATGACTGAGGCGCACAGCATACAAAGTAGACTCAGAGAAGGTGTCAACAGTATGCCCAACAGAATCATCAAAAGCCTGGCCGGTGTACTTTCTGTATGTAATCTGCACTCTCAGGTCTTCATCACCCATGATATTCCTGAGAACAGATTTAATAGGGCCTTGTATCTGACTAAAAAATCCCATTTCCCGCTACCAGGCTTACGTTGTAGTCGTAGTTGTACCAGTGGCCGTAGTCGTGGTCGTCGTGGTAGATGTAGTCGTACTTGTACTCGTAGTCGTACTTGTACTCGTACTTGTAGTAGTCGTAGTAGTCGTGGTAGTGGTAGTAGTCGGATACGCCACCTTGGTCCTGTTCTGGTCAACAGTCAAAGCGGATCCGTAGATACGCCTTGACTTTCCAATCGGACCTGCCTTTTTGCCACGCTTACCAACAGAGCCAACTCTCTGTGTAGTCTTACCAATTGCCATTTCCAGCCTCCTAAGCTAGGTCGTTGTAGACGTAGTGCTTGTCGTAGTTGTCGATGTAGTGCTGGTTGTCGTTGTTGTGGTCGAGCACGTCTCGTCCTCAGCGGGAATAACAGTCCCACCCCGTACCTGAGTAGTATAACGCGACACGCCTAGATAAGCGGGAAATTGAGTAGATCTAACTAGCTTCTCAAGGGTCGTGCCATTCAGTATCGGATCTCCTGAGAAAGACACAGACAGCAGGCCTCCGAGAGACACCGACTTGACATTCATTCCTGTCTCTTCTTCCGTCACACTTGTTGGCCTAGCCGCCAGTGCTCTGTGTATCAGGCTGTATGCAATAAAGACCTGTGCCTCCTTCACCTCCTGCGGAATCTCCTTCACGTTAGATTGGATATTCCTCGGAAAGCACAGTGCCTGATTACAGAAAGCCTTTCTCCCACTCCATGGCAGGTAAGACATCAATCTTGCGGCCAGTACCAGGCGATACTCCTTCCCGGAGGTACTCAGATCCTCCCACCCAGAAGAATCGTCAGGCAACGAGGCAACGATTGAATCTGCTTCTGACACTGTGACGAAGCTGTTAGACTCAGCCCCACCTATCTTTGTAATCAGCACTCATATCCTCCAGCACCACTAAAACAACTTATGGTTAATGGAATCCAGCCGAGCTTCGCCATTCTGCCCAATAAGACTATTCTCTATCTCTGCCTCAACCTCTCCCACGGTCTCGTCAAGCAGCTGCGCATCACTCAACACTCCTTCTTGCGATGCATCGCTGCACGTAGCATCCTGGGCCTTTGCAGGAGAAACGACTTCAGGCATATCCTCCACCTTGAACTGTGGAGACCCATCAGCCTTTTCCCTACTCTTGCAGAACAGTGCGACAGCAGGCGGGACCTCCTTTGGCTTCCCGCCTCTGAACACAAATTCTGCCTTCCCGTAGGGGATCGTATATGTGCTCCACTCATCTTCGAGCAGTGTAACTTTCGGCATGGTGTCACTCCTTAATAGTAAACATCAAGCCAGTTTAGCTTGTCGTAGTAGTTACCGTTGCGGTCACTGTAGTAGTGGTCGGATTAGGATTCAGTCCAAGTGCCTTTACTACAGCATCAGTTTCCTCGATTTGGAAATCGAGCCGCATGGTCAACACTACAATCAGCACCCTTGCACGAATGTCCCTATCGGTCTCGATCATGATCTGCCTCTGGATGCCCATGATCAGGTTCTTGGGATACGTGAACAAGTACTTGTCGTTGGGCATCAACGCCACCGGAGTAACAGGGACACCGTAGGCATAGTTGGGAGTCCACTTGGTAATCTTCCCATCCCCAAGTGTGGTCTCTCTGGCAGCCAGCGAATCAGCGTACTCAGTCTCTACATCTGGGGAGACATAGAACCTCATAGCAGCCCGGTTTCTCATATACTTGTTGGGCATTGCCTTAATGCCAGCCTTGAAAATGGCCTTGCTGATAGAAGTGCCTCCAGCACCACTCCAATCGACCACATGAGAACTAGCCTTCTTCAAGGCACCGTCCAACAACGCCAAGTAAGTATCACCAGACGCTGTATCCCCGTAGATGAGTAGCTCCTCCAGATCCAAAGCTGCCCTTTCTGCTATGAGCGACATGATAGTGTCTTCCAGGTTGCCCCTTTCGATATTGTCCTCAAGGACATCGTAGGGGATATGCACCTCGGCAATTACCTCTTTTGTATTGAGAGACACCTTATCAGTCGTGGGCTTCGACCTCTTGTTCGCAGCAAGGGCTGTGCCTGCAGATGGAGCATCTGTCAAGATTCGGCTTGAGAACCCGATCTTGTTGATCTCCATTTGTGGAGCATTCATCGGCACAGTCCTAATCTCATTGATCAGAGTTGGCTGGTCTATCATCATCCTAATAAAGGTGTTGGCCTGGATAGGGTTCAGATAGCCGCCGTCGCTAACAAGATCACTTACTGCAAGATCAGCCTTCTCGACTATACTCCTATTGCTCTCCTTGCCCTTTTTCACTATGACTTTCTTCTTCTTGTCCATCTCGTTCTCCTCCTCTAATCAATTACCTTCTCTTATTACGCAGGATACTATGGCCTAATGAGCTGCGGTGAGCAGTCCAGCAAACACACTCTTCTTGGCCTTCTTTCCATATTGCACTTCTGCATCGTCGTCCTTCTCCACGGCACCAGGCTCAGTATCCAATTGATTCTCAAGCTCTTCTTGCTTCTTCACCAACTCCTTCACGGTACTTACCAAATCAGACACGACTTTTGCCAGATCAGTGCTGCCATCAGGCACACTGTCCTTATCTACACCAGCTTTGTCTTTCTTCTCTACATCGCTGCCTTTCTCGACTTTGTCGCCAACAGGCTCTTTGGACTTGTTCTTGGCCTTATCATCTCCCTTCTCGCTATTAGCCTCCTTAATCACCTCGGCAACAATCTCCTTTACCTTACTTGCAAACTCTTCTTCTGTTTTGAATTCAAACATGCCGTCTTCCTCCTGACTATCAGTTGATACCAGTTTCAAGAAGCCTACTGAAAGCTCCTCCTTGCCAACCGCATCAAGCGCCATGCTCAAAAAGGACTTGAATGCATCAACAGCACTCATAATAGTCTTTTTTCGAGCCTTCGGATCTGCTCCTGTCTGGTTCAGCGCTCCGTATACGATGTCAAGAAAAGAGGTAAGCTCCCTCTCAAACATGTCCCTGAACGACAGAGCCACTCCCTGGGCCGGAACCTCAGTCTCTATAACCTCAGTCATTGGAGATGACAGAACCTGCCCAATCTTCTCAACCAGATCCTCTCCTACTGTCAGAGCACCGTCAGCCTTCGATGCATCCTTCAACTTCCCAACTATTGCAAAGGTTCCTGCAGGGGATAGCCTGACCATCCGCAATGAGGATGGAATAAACTCATCTGCCTTCCTCTGGAACAGTTTTGTGTATCCTTCATACTCTTTTTTTACATCAGTTCTGGCATCAGACAACCACGCCAGATCCTCCTTCTCTGCCAGCTCCTCCAGTGACTCACCTTCCGGAACCAAGATACTTTGAACCACCATAACTCCCATGTCATCACCTCCTTCCTCTTTGAACTCTGGTGCCTCTTTTTCAAACTTCTTGTAATAGGACTTCAAAAGGTTGTACACCCCCTTCCTGTCTTTGGCAGGAATATCTACCCCACCTCTTGACCCCATCAGCGCTCCCATGGCATTACTTACTCCTCCCCACGTAGCGGTCAGTGTTCCATTTATCACATCAGCGAAAGGGAGCTTATATGACCCAAAATTCTCTTTATTAGCAGCATCATACCATGCAAATCCTTTGGCATACTTTCCCCAATCTATCTTGTCCTTGTCTGGTCCTCCAGCCCACTTAGCTATTCGCTTCCGTGCACCAGCACCATCCCAAGAACTTCTCTTATTGATGGGTAAGTTTCTCGCTCCTCCAACCGCCTTCTCTACATCATCTGCCTTCAGTACTTTGAATGGGGTTCTGTTAGCTGCATGACCAACCAGTGATACATACTCAGCCTTCGGGTTTGTCATAAACGTAACATCCTTCTTGGTCTTTACACCCTCTACCTTTAACATTGCTTCTACTCCTCAAGTTGAATGATCATTCTATGAGCGTGCCCCATCTCCATCTCGGTTGCTGTAGTCCTAATGACCTCATGGGAATGGTCAAGCTCCTCCGACGTTCTTGTTGGGATCACGTTCCCATTCTCATCCACTTCAGCCTCTAGCTTGTGTGAGTGCGGAGGTAGCAAGCCGTCCTCATCAGACTTTTCAGTCTCCCCATAAATCCTCACTGCCATAAGGACCTCAGCTTCCACTTCCACTTTCTCAGTCGGACCAGCAAAAGAAAAGCCGTTGAGCTCCCCACTCTTAACGGCCTTCCACACCTCTGGCGTTGTCAGTACTCCTAATACCCAAGCACCCTCTTTGAACCCATCGGGATCATTCTGCTTGGCTATGTAAGACTCCACTACCACACAACCGGACTCTTTCCCGTTGTGCTGAATGTCTATCTTGTTAACCCTCCCACTGCTCAAGAACTCATGAGCCATCCTCTCCACATCCTCTGGGGTCATCGTCTCTCCATCAGAGTCTATCTCATACGGGACATACACCTCTCCAAAAACGAGACGCTTCTCCTCTGACTTCAGCACTACCTTCTTCCTATAGGACATAGGCTACTCCCCGTTCTATGGTTCTACTGTATCCTAACATACTTACCAGACATAATGTCAACAGGCCGATGCCTAATCATTGCAAGCGCTTGCAACATCACCACACATGTGTGGGATGCTACAAGTCCCCGTAATGTCTCGGCTTTCCTCCTAATACGGCCTGCCAGACAAAAAACGTTATATTACATATATAAAGGGAAATATCCGCCACAAAGGGCCAGATAGGGGTAGGGAATAGAACTGGAATATGCCCTATTCTTCACTATTTAGCCTGTACCGCGTTTTCTTCATACATGTTGGTGAGAATATAGAAATGGCTAATACGTTAAAAAAGCGTGGGAAAGGAGGACGGCCAAACCCACGCTTCTAATGTGCCCCATGGGGCGCAGGGCACGCTATTCTTTTATAGGACGGATTATAACACGGTCTTTCTCCTTAGTCTCAAACTTGATGATACCATTCTTCTCAAGGGCATCGGTGCCCAGCAGCTTCTTGGCTTCCCCGACCTTGATGCTTACTATCGTGTTGAACAGCTCCATTCGTTTCTCTTTCTTCAATAACCTGGCCAGGTCAGTTGGCGTCCCCACAACTACCGTCTTCACAGTATCCCCAACCTCTGCCTCAAACTTTCTGCCTGCCATAGTTCTCCAATTATCCATGTTTGCTCTCTCTTGCACTGCATCCTTGATCCTCTTGGCTACATACGCCAGATGCTTTGCCTGCTTGTCTATTTCAGCCCATGAGTCAATCAAGTCCTGCAGCTCCTCGGCCCCCAACTCCACCGAGTTCTTTTCTAACAATGCCTCAACCCTCTCCAGCTTCGGGACCCTAACCAGAGCCCTCTCTCCGTTGGACTGCTTGTCTGCCAATTTTAATTTTCTAACCACCATACACCAACTCCTTTCTCTGTTTCAGTGGGAACTTCTTCTCCCACCGTACCGCGTTCCAGTTAACCTCTCTCAACTCTGGCTCCAAGTACTCATAGCCTAGAGCATAGAAGATTAGGTCCTCAGTCCTCCCAGCAATCAATGTCTTCCCATCCCACAAGCCATACTGATTCAGCTTCAGCCCCTGCTTCTTGGCCTCGTTTCTCATCAACACATTGAACTTTGCACTTCCCGTCAGAAACAGGGTCATCGCGCCCCAATTCTCAACAGTGGCGGGCCTCACATCAACCTGTACTCCTTCAACTGTAAGAGCAGCCTGCACGGCATTTTCTTTTTTCAGTGATAACACACTGAAGTCTAACCCCTCCGACCCTGCCCATTCTTCAAGCACCTGCTTGACCTGGTAGGGAGAGAAGGAAGTAACTATGTCAATGTCGCCCACTGTCTTTTTCTTCCGTCGCAGCGATCCGCATATCTCAACCCGTGACCCTCTCTTCTCAAGCACCTCTTTGATCTCCAATGCCAATGGCTCTATCTCCTCCCTTGGCCTTCTCACCTTCTTGCTTCCAGACATTTCTTCCGTCCTCCTTTTTGTTTTTATAGTATTAAAGTTAAAGAGATTTGTCAAGAAATTTCGACGCCTTTGCAAGCGCTTGCAAAAATTTCTCGTACTCCTCATACACCCCATCCTGAATCTCATCACTGAAGTGAAGGGCATCAAACACCGTGTCGGATATATCACCAGCTATCTCATAAGCCCTCGATACCTCCACTCCCAACTTCTTCTGTAGCAGCATGCTTACCCTGTCCTTTACCTCGTCACGCAATGTCTGTTCTGGATGGAGCCTTTCTCCAACCATCCCAAACCTGAAGGTTCCCTTAATACTATCAAGACTCATCCTTACCCCCCTTTCTAGGCTTACGAAGGATATACCTGAACAACCAGTAGGCTTCCTTCGTGCCTTTCCTTATCAGTCTTTTGCTTAGCATCTTCTCCTTCCACTCCACGCCATCGCGCTCATTCAAGTATGCCAACTCCCCCTTGATTCTAGCCACAACATCGTTAAAGATAGCCAACTGTCCCCTCGGCTTTCCATCCTCATAAGCAGGAACATCAAAGGAGAGGATCACCTGATCTTCCCACTCCTCACTTGGACCCAGATACAACGGCATCTATATCCACCTCCCACCTATCACTATATAAAAGATCAGGCTTCACAGTACCAACTCTCACTCCCTTATCATTATATAATATGAGCCTGTCACTGAACAACGGATCCTTTCTGGCTCTTAACACCTTCCTCGTTCCGTTCCCATAACTAATTACCAGTTCTGAAGATCTGTAAAACGCACTCTCCTTTATCTCCCACTCACCATCAGCCTTGACCGTCCTAAGAGCCAAGAACAGCAGAACTAGTATCAACACTCCTACTACCACTATTTCCTTCATGCCTACACCTCCTCTACGGATCCCGGACACCACTCCCCCTCAGTCAATATCCTCTTTATTAAAGCAGTGTCAGGGCCTATCTTCAAGTCTATACAATCTCCTCTGCCCGCGTCAAACAGCACCCGTCCTCTCTTCATCCTAGTATCCCAAATAGCCAGATGGCCGTTTCTCTCCAGTACATACCTTCCATGCTTAATCCGGATACCCATCGTCCTCCTCCACTACCACCGTCTCCTTGGATTTCTTCTCACATACCGCATACGCTTCAAAATACGGTCCACCAACCCCTGTCAGGTGGGCTATCTGTTCAGCAAACAACCTACATATTGGGTGATGGTTTACCCAATCAGTGCCTTCCTTCCTAGCATTCGCCTCATCCCAAATCTTTGAGATGATCCCTGAAAACGTATGAACCACGCCCGAAAGATTGCAAGCATCTTGAACCATAAGAGCCGCAGCATAATCCTCTGGACGCAGAACCCTGTCCATCTCTTTATAAGACTCGTCCATCATCACTACCTCCCTTCCATCACATCAACTATCTCCTCAGCTATACTAAGGAGCCAGCCAAACTCATCGTGATCTAACCTCCCTGCCCTTGCAAAGCCAACAGTCCCATCCTTTTTGGTGAAGACCCGCGGTCCTATCTGCACGGTAGGCTCCCCACCATTGTAGGACCTTACAGACACTCTCAGTCCGTTCGGATGTTCCCACTCTTTCCATAACCTGTCTTTCTTCGGATCAAACGCCATCTCCATGCCCTCCTTTCATTCTAGTATTCTATAACCAATTTTCCATCCACTACCATTCTCATCATCCCAAGCAACGACTCGGCTGCTACCACCCTGTCTGGTGCTCCATCTTCTCTGATGGCCTTCTCTATCAGGTTAAGCCTGTCGTCAATAGCAGCCTTCGGGATGATCACTTTATCTCCCTGTCTGTAAATCCCATCCATTTTCATTATCTCTCCTCCTTTTCAATCATAAGATCATACAGCCTAGCCTTCAGTTTCACTACTTCCTCTTCAACCAATGCCTTCTCGGCCCCAATGCTACTTGCTGTAGCAAGAGCTTCCTCATACTTCTCATAAGCTGCGTCCCTAGCCTCTTCCACAGTTTTCAACTGGTTCCATAATACTTTCATCTCCCTCGCCTTCTCGTCCAACTCCCTCTGTAACGACTCTATTTTTCTCTCCGCCTCAGCCAGTTTCTTGCGGAAATTCCCAAGCTCCACATCGGCAGTCCTAATCTCGTCCCGGTAATACGCATAAAGATCAGGCATCACATCATCCTGGATCTGCTTGGTGGCCCACGCTACCAGATCGTCAGTAAAAAGGGATGCCAGGTACAGATCCTTGCCTGCCACAGCATCCCTAATCTTCGTTAACACCCCAATCTCTTCAGCCTTGCTAGGATTATCCAGCTCTATATCTATTCTCTTTTTCACTTCCGCCCTCCTTTTCCAATCAAAAAATTAATTCAGTGAGACGGCCACTACCTTAGCTGTCTCAACCACAGCCACTGGCTCGGCCAGGTCCTCGTCCTCTAACGCTGATGCTGTCATCACTGCCACCACTCCTCTCCTGTCAAGAGAAAGATTACTGAACCACCTCTCATCTTTGAGAACCTCATATACTCTGTCTACCTTCCTCATCCTTCCGTCCTCCTTTTTTGATAAAATTTATTATGTGTTGTATGTTATCCTATATATCGGCATTTGTCAAGGAAAAATTAAAGAAAAAATAAAAAATCTTTGAAAAAATTCGTCTAAGCTCTAACGCTCTTATCATAAAGATCAAAAAACTCTGTCAACAAGGCAGCGAACCCGCATCTCCCCTTTTCCTTTCTGAAATCACACACGTCTACCCCATACTTCAACCAATATCCCTTCGTGCTGCTGTCACACTTTTCCCCACACACGTCTCTAATTGCAGCCACTACCATATCAATATCTACTTCCCACATTGGCTCTTGCATCTTTTTCTATCCCTCCTTTCTGATCTCCCCAAGCTTCTCGCACTCTTCACCATCCGCGTACTCTACACTCAGCAAGTAATCATAAGTTTCGGTTATCTTTATCCATGCCCCTTTGTAACCAGAGGGAACAAATAATGTTCGTACTCCGGACTCGCCTCCCCTTTCTACATAAGCCACTTCCTTCCCTACTTCTTTCATGACTCCTCCTCCGGCATGTCAATACCCTTAGTCTTCATGGACAACAACTCTTCCAGAGCTAGTGTGTCTCTCCCAAGCAGGTCAAGAAGAATCTTCATCCCAGCAACATAATCGCCACCATCTCCCTCATCAACACTCAGTAACCACACCGCCTCTCTCAATTTCTTCTTCTCTTCTCTGGTCATTTCCACCCTCTTTTCTTATCCTTATCACCCTAACTGTACTGGCTCTAACTGTATTAGTATCTATACCAGCACCCACCTTCTTGTCTAAATTTAAGCCCTTCATCCATACGGCGTACTTTCCTAAACCCTTGTCATCATTTCTCCTACTACACAGCACAGCCTCCAAGAACCAATCGTAACAGCACCTCCCAGCTTGTGCAGGAGCCGATATTTTCGGGTCGTACAGAGAACAACACATCACGCAGTCATCATCCATCCACGGGAGACGCTCGTCCCTCCCTAACCATCCCATTCCGTCAGTAGGACTATGCTTCGGCCTCATTATCAAACCCTCCTATTGTTCCTGTTGCAAGCGCTTGCAAATCAATCAACTCCAGCCTCAGACCAGCTAGCAACTGCCGCATTCTTATAAGCAAGCCAAATCTTTCCAGTCTTCTGGGTCGCCTTTGACAGCCTTAGCATTCTATGCTCCGGATGCCTAATACTGCCTGACACTACAATACGATCATCAAATACCTTTCCTCTCGTGGCTATATGGGGATTGCCAGCCAGCTCCCGCGGAAGCACAAAATCCTTCTTAAGAGACTGATACATCTCCTTTTCCTCTTCCGGGCTCAAGTCATCTTCCCTAACAAAGAACCACTCTCCCTGTCTCATCACCTTCTTCTTATCTTTCAACGCCTTTTTAACAACATCTGGCCTCAGTGCCTCTAGAGCCTCTTCGACCGTCTTCGGTACATAACTGTGCACGTCTATCGCAGAGACAAAGTAGGACTGCCCATCCATTCCAGCTATAAACAAGTGATCACACTCTCTCACCTTAAAAAGAGTAAAACCTGCCCTATGCCACCTGTAAGGCACCCTCTCTGTGGTTCCGTCAGCCTTGTGCAACTTGCGGTAAAAAACTGCTGTGGCATCTTCTATCTCCGTATCCGAGTGCTCCTCTTTCCAAAAGTCAAGGACTACTATCTTGTCAATATCTACCATGTACCTATAGTCGCTCCATCTCCTCGAATTGCCTACTCCCCCACGGGTCCAGTCTATCGCTCTGTAAACAGCACTCATGGAGACTGTCACCTTATTCGGCTCATCAAACGTCCTGTTCAGGACCATTCCTTGATGGATACCCGTCGTTATACTGTATCTGTCCCCATTAAGAATCAGCACCGGAAGGCCATTCTCCCTGTCAGCATAGAATGCCATCGGAAAATGCCACCCATACGAGAGCAGCACCGGCTTTCCAGCGGGAAAAGTGAAATCTATAATAACACTCCCAGACTTTGACACACTTGGTTCATAACTCTTGTCGAAAAATGCGCTAATTACTTCCCCATTCGTTCCATACCTAGCCATTTGATACGCCCTCCTTCCATATAAAAAGATCAACTATAGCCCCGGCATCCTCCCTGCCGAGTTTAAACAAATGCCTCAAATGAGATAGCACTGCCGCCCTCAAGAAACCATCATTTCTTATCTTAGCCTTGAAGTACTCTATCTCGCCACTCGCATCAACCCCCTCCAGGAACTCAACAGCGTCTCCCATCTTCTTTGACGCAAACAGACCAGCTCTGGTCAGCCACTCAATAGCACTCCTCCTCTTTTCCTTGACTGTCTTCTCCCACTCCGCAACATACTCACTAAGTACCGCCTCTGCTTCTCTTCTCACAGCTTCCAGACCAAAATAACCCCAGCACGAATCAACCTCTATCCCAAAGTTGTCGAACAGTACCCAACCAAACACATCACCAATCAGATACTGATCGTACACCCCCACCTCTGCTTCCAGCATCTTGAGCGCCCACTTCTCAACGTTCTCACCTTTCGGGGCTTCCTTTCTAGCTCTCTCCTTCTCTACCAGAATAAACCCAACCTGGCCGCTATCCCATGGACACGAGAAAGGGCTAGTTGACATCCTCAGTCCACTGTGGTCATACAGGTACAGGGGCAGGTAAAAATACTTCCCACTGTCAATGGCTTCTGTTAACTCCTCTGGACTGCCGTAGCTGTGCCTGTCACCAAGGAGATCATACCTCCTGTGAAAACACACCATCTTTCCCAAATTGTCCCACTCTCTCGGATTCTCAGGAGCCAGATCATGATAGATCTCTATCCTGAACCCATTCTTTTTTATCGTCTCAATCGGTCTATTCGTCATTGCTTATCCTCCTTCCTACACCCACGCTGGTTTTCTATCTGCATCAGGCAAGCTTCTTAGGAATTCTAACACCCTCCACGGAACCTCAACCGTATTCCATCTAGTACCATACTCGTATCCGCACACCGGACACGACCTTCCAAGCACACCCTCTGGATGCTCATCCGGCCTGAGCCACCCAGTACTCGTCTTCTCCCGATGCACTTCCTTATAGTACCCCTTCACCATTTCAGGCAATTCTGCACCAGCCGGAAGCCTCACTTCATATTCCAGATTAAAAAACTTTCTCTCCTCTCCACTCAGCACTGCCTTTCCACTCTGCCTAAGATCAGCCAACTTCTCATCTGCTATCTTACGGGATTTAATCAGGTACTCTGTCTTGAGCCGGTACGTTATCAGCTCAACTTCCTTCTGCCCCCACCCAAGCTCACGCTGGTGTTTGCATTCTGGGTGCATGTCATTAAGGTGCCACTCTCTCCACACCTCCAGAAACCTCTCGAACAACTCCCGGTTCCACCCATCCGCAAACTCCATAGCATCTATGTACCTTTCATCAATACTCATTTCTACCTGGCCACAGCCTCCGTAAGCGTTCCCATCTGCCCTTGGACCCTCAACTCCACTAATCGAGAGTCTCCCATTCTTGAATACTATCGAACAGAACAGGCTCACCCTCAGCCCATCAGCAAGTAGAACCGTCCCTGGTCTCACTACTTTCCTGATCTTCATCTTTCACCCTCCTTTTATACTCCTCTATCTCTTTCCTTACAGACTCCCTGTAAGACGGGAGACAACTGCTACAGACTCCATGACTTACACACCCTTTGTCCTCCCCGCCTTCCATTACCACACCACACATCATACATACCTTTTTCACTGATCCCCTCCTAAGCATCATCTTTACCACCTTACCTTCCTCCCACCGCTATATCGAACCAGACCTCTGTTTCCTCCACCATCACAAGATCTGTTGACTCTCTTTGCTCTTTCTCCAACTCCATCGCCACCACGAAGTCCGGGTCCTGTTCCAGTCCGATACACTCCTCCTTGCTCATCCTCACCCATCTGTCTTTCCCTACATCCCACCTGAAAGCCTCCTCTGCATAATACTCAGCTCCTGACACCAGGTAGGGTCCGTCGAATTCAGACGGGCTGTAGTAGAAGTCTGTTACCTTAATCGCCTCCCCACCAATGCTTACAATCGGTGCCTCTTCAAACTTGAGCTGCACCCTTTCCATCACTGCACCTCCCCCGGTTTTCGGATGTAATCCCAGCCGACTCTCCACACCGTTCCGTTCACTGGCTCCAGTGTGGCCGTCCTCATATTCACTGACTTTATCACTCCAGGCCTCCACACACCATCTCTTCCCAGCCATTCTATCCTGTCCCCCGGCTGGAACTCCCGCGACCTCTCCATGTCACGGATTCTTGTCCTTCTCTTCAACTCATCCACAATGACCCTGTTAAGCAGCCTCAACTGCTCATCTGAATACCTCTGCAACTGCTCCTTTCCTATCATCTCTACACCTCCTCCCTATACGTCCAAATCATGTTCCGAAATAAATACCTCCACCTGCTCATCAGTCCAAGTGGAGGGGCTTCCAAAGTCTACAACCCATCCTCTCTTGAACATCTCATCTATATAGATGGATGCTCTTCTCCTCATATCAAACAATCCATTTTCGGTAGGCTCCTCTTTGACCGCCCTTGCATATGCCATCCTTTCATCCTCTATATATCCCATCTTCCGTCCTCCTTTTTTACAGTGCCTCTGGAGCCAGGACTTCAATTCCAGCCTCGGCTCCCTTCTTCCACTCATTCCAGAGTTTAAGAAGATGCTTGCAGGGCTTCTTCTTTCCAAGCTCTCCTCTGCTAAAAATGTAAGCCGGACAGGAGCAGGTCCATTTGCCCTTGCCTAGCTTCCTGATCTCATAAAACTTGCGGCCATCCCTTCCTTTACCACCAACTTCCTTACCGTTGATGGTAAGAGTCTGCCCTTTCTTTGTTGCCCTTATTCTTGCTACCAGAATCCCTCTCATCTCCGTCCTCCTTTTGATTTGATAAATGATTTTATGTGTTGTATGTTATCTTATATATCGGCATTTGTCAAGAAAAAATTAAGGAAAAAATAAAATTTTTCGAAAAAATTTTTTACTCCTCATCATAGAGTTTCTTCACCATGGAGTGATACTTCCAACACTTCTCCACTTCCTCCCATGGAACGCCACAGTCCCCAGTAATAGCTACTACTGGATTACCATCCACATCAGCGCTGCATTCTAACAACTCCCCATCAATACACACCCCAACACACGGCCCATACGTCCCGCCTGCACCATGGAAGTACACAAAATCTATCTTGGCCTCTGCAAGCGCTTGCAACTCATCAGACATCCCGTAGTTGGCCTCACAGATTATCAGCTTCACTGTCCCATCTTCGTGGTCCTCAATCTCATCATACCACTTTCCATTAATAGTAATAGCCCACCCACTCTCGTTACTATAGCTACTGTATTTCTTCCTCCAAAACTCGTTCACTGCCTCTGTCGCCCTTAACAGATCTCCTTTCTTGAAGATCAGTTCTACGTAACACCTATCTCCCATTGTCACTTCCTCCTTTCTAGTCCTCATCCAGACCTGAGCAATGATTCGTTGATCATCATTAACAAACCAAACAGGGTCAGTGCCTTGTCAACAAGTACCACCTTTGGGACCGCAGCACACATTTCCTCTACTAGCTCGCTCCCTCTTCTACTCACTCTTAAAGGCACTCCCCACAGCTCCAACACACTCATAATATGCCCAACTACAGACAATATGCCATCATCCAGTACACCACTCCTACTCAGTTCACTCAAGTCCCTGAAACAGCACAGGACCATCGTCGCTATCTCCACAGTCTTGAACTGCATCAGAGTCATCACTGCTGCTCCAGAGGATGTCATTGCACCAATCACGTTAAGACTCCCATCCTCATTCCTCGACGCCTTCATCCCCTCTCGAATGACTAATGAGGCAGTGTTTACCAATCTACCGAACTCCTCCTGTGTAACACCAACCGCCCCGAACAACTTCGGATTGTCGTGGTCAAACATTGTCTTTCTCCTTTCGCCCCTCAAAATAGAAACAGGAAAACATTGGGCCAGTCTTCAGTGTTATCATTAGTCCGGAGTCATCAAGTGCCTCCCAAGCAATGACAGCATCTTCCATCCCGATGTCTCTGCTACCCTCATCAGTCTCTATCTTTCGACAAACACTATTGCTCCAGTGTTTACAATCCCTACACATCCCATTCCTCTCTTGTTCCTTCTTTTGTCCAAAGGCAGCAAAATCAGTGTCATCTACCTCAACCACAGCTTCGAGTACTGAGTCCAGCTGCTGGGCCAGGTCCCTCTGTCGGTCCCCGTTTAACCTGCTCTCTTTGTATAGCTCCCGTGCCACCGCACGTATCCTATCCACCAGGTACTCTTCTTCTACTACATACAGCTTCATGCCACCCTCCCTCTCTAAACGAATCCATACAGCCTCGGCCATGCCGGATACCCGTGAGAACACACACCATCAGGCTCCACAATACAGCCATCTGTCGCCTCAGCCTTTCCCTCACGGACCCACCTCTCAACAGTTCTGTATCCCGGTGCACACCCATGCACCCATCCTCTCTCCCTCACCAACATCTCCGCGTATTCCTTCGGATCCCGATCCTCCTTCAGCCTGCCCCACACCTTCCACGTATCCAGCACCTTCCTCAACACCACCCGATCATCACGAAAGGCCAGGGACAGCCCCGTTTTCGGCTCCACCACCTTCGCCACTGTTTTAAATCTCTTGCTGTTCAGCTTTGCCATGACCCACCTCCTATCTAACTGAAAATGCATTTGCCGCTTCAGGAGTTATTGTGATGGGATCACCTACTCCACTATCTCTTATCCTGATTCCCTCTCCACCATCCACAAACTGCACCGTAAACTTCCGCCCATTTGTGGTCTCGAACGCCACGTAGAGCATGCTCTCTATTCTTACCACCTCAGCTTCAACCGACCCCTTCTCACCTAAATACGCCACTTTCACCATCATGTCCCCAATCCTCCTCTCCAGAGCTGCTTCTGCCAACTCTCTAGCCTTCTTGTTAATACGATGCTTGTGGTGCAAAACCATGTGGTTCCGAATGGCAGTCATATCTGGCCCTACAAAACCACATACCTTACAGTGCCACAGGCCTTCTCCAGGGTCCTCCACAACCAACTCATCTATAGCCATCCCTCTCATCTTTTGCGCCATATCAAACATCTCCTTGCCCATTCCAACCCTCCTTTCTCTAAATAGTGGGAAGTGCCCACTTCCCATTCAGGGTCTTCATAATCTTTGTAGCCAACTCCACAGTTGCCTCATTCCTAAGATCATACAACCCGGCATCCTTCGCCTCTGCCCACAACTCAATCGTTGCCATAAACAGTCTCATGATCCCCTGCTGGAGCGTCCGGTGCGTCCCAAACGCCACCTTCTCCGCAAACGCCTTCTCTGTATAATAAGTATCAAACCCGTTTACCAAGTCAGCCAGGGCCTGAGCTACTTTCCTGGCCTCCTCATCGCTTTCCTTCCTCATCTCGTCTACTATACCCATGGCTATTCCTCCTTTCTACTTATCAAAGAATGACAGGACCGTCTCTACGCAAACAGCCGGTCCGGACAGCTTGTAGATTCCAGGGGCTGTCTTCCTAAGATCACAGTACTTGAAGGCCCCATACAACATACTGTTGAAGATTTCCCTCTCCACCTTCCTCCTGGTAGCATGATGCATCTTGAAATACACCACCAGCACCTTCTTTACACTGTTCCTTGCCATCCCTACCATCTCTATCTTCTTCATCTCCGTCCTCCTTTTCTTTTGTTCCCACCTACCCACCCTGCCTGATCCTACAGGCTCTTTATCGTCAATTTGGACAGCTTCTCCCTATCCTCAATGATCCTTTCTATCCAAAGCCTCAACTGAGTCGCCTCTGCCAGCATCGTACTCTCACCCCAGAAATTACACCTTACCTCATATCCCCACACCTCCAGCATGAAGTCCATCGCGCTGGTTGAATGGTGAGTGGGAGGCCTTCGTAACAGCTTCTCCCTCTCTTCCCTCATTACCTCTTCCAGTACTCCCTTCACTTCCTTCCAGTCCACCTCGTCCACTTCCTTTCCAATCACCCTCTCCTCCAAAACCATCCTATAGAGTCTTGTCGCCTCCTGCCATTTCACCGTCTCCTTTACTGCCCCCTCCGCATGCCACTCCAGAGTGTGGAGAAAATTCTCTCCTGCCTTCTCCATGAACTCCTTCTTCATCTTCTCGTATTCGGTGGAGATGTCTTGATACCATTCCCTCACTCTCTTGCTGTGGTACTCAATGCTTGACTTCAGGTACTGCTTCTCCATGGCCCTGGCCTCATCCTCTACCTGCTCCCCGTGGAATTTGAGAATGTGATTCTTGATCCCACTCTCTGTCTTCCTCGTTTCCCTGCACACCTGACAATACCAGAGACCATCTTCCTCTGACCTTATCACCAAATTTTCTACTGCCTTTTCTTTGTAATCCATCTCCGTCCTCCTTTATAGAATTTACAAAGCTACGCCGCTCTTCTTCACTATCTCCAGGACCTCCTCCCTCGTGAAACCCCTGTAAGTAAATCCCGTATCAGTGTCTACGGCCATCCACCAGCCCTCATCCACATTTTCAATAAGAACTATTTTTACTTTAGTAAGAATGTCACGTTTCCATCCTTCTATTATCTCTACTTTCATTTTCTCCGTCCTCCTTTTGATTTGATAAATGATTTTATGTGTCTCATGTTACCTTATATATCGG